AAGTTTACTGTAACTCCTTGACCACCAGGTAATTGACTATTTGGAACCACATTTGATGCTCTGTCAGGAACAACCATTTCTGGGCCAGCCTCTCCTACTATGTATGGTTCGCCTTGATTCATTCTACCACCAAGCCTACGACCTTGATATTTTCTACTTGCTATCGTTGCAATCTGAGCCGCACCTAAAGCACCAATAGCAACGGCTAAAGGAATACCGAAAGGCCCCATACCTAACGCTTTTGTGACACCTCTTGCAGTATTTACAACTGCATCTGCAATAGCTAAAGCTTTGTTTATTTGGAAAGCCTTTTTACTGGTTTTACTTAATTCATCTAATACCTCTCTACCAGTTGCAAAAACTAAGTCTTTTTTCTGTTGATCATTAAGTTTGTTTAATTCTAATTCTTGAAAATTTCTGCTTTTTATATGTCCTAATTGTTCATCGTAATTTTTTTGCATTTGTTCTTCAATCTTTTGCAATTCTTCTTGAATTATTTTTAATCTTTCTTTAGCACCCTCAGTGACAATCATAGTTTTTAATTTTTCAAACTCTTTCATTCCCTCTAAAAGTTTTATATTAGCCATTTCTTGAGTTAGTTCCCCATCATGAACTTGTTGTTCTAATAATGTTTTTAAAGCGGCTTTTGATTCTCTAACTAACTCTAATTCTTTATCTACTCTTTCTTGTATAAGTTGATGCTCTGTTTTGTTTCTTTCCTTTATTCTTTCAAATACTTTTTCATTTTCTGTTAGTAATTCTTTTGATGCTTTTTTAATGTCAAATACTTTATGTTCTGCAATTTCTACAGCTTCTCCAAACTCTTCGGCAGATTTTTTAGCTGCTGTAAATGCACCACCCATACCAACAGCGAAAGGGTGTGATTTTGCTACAGCATCGTCCATTTTCAACATAAAATCTTCAAACAATTTATCTATTTGTTGAAAAGCAAGATAGGCAACACCGCCTGTTGCAAAAATACTAGCTAAACCTAGAAATCCTTTTTTTACTGCTGATGCACCAGCGGCAAGAGCCAATGTGGCTTTTGCAACATTAAGTATTGCCGTTGCAATCCCCATAAATACTTTTGCAACACTTAAAGATATGATTATTTTTATACCTAAGATAAAGCTGTCTAAATTTTCATTTATAAATTTAAAACCATCAGCAATTTTTTTAACTGCAATAGCAAGTCCTGTACCAATTTGTTTTGCAAAATTATCAACTGTATCTTGATTATCTTCTATAAATTTATTTAAGTCTCCAAACTGTTTTTTAAGTTCAGGAAAGAAACCCTCTTCAACAATAGTTTTTTTGAAAGAAAATACTTTATCGCCTAGCATTGATAAAGTTCCCTCAAATGTTTGTGCTAAAGCATCTGTTGTATTTCCAAATTTACCACCTTTACCAAATACCTTTTCAAAAGCGGCAATAGTTTCTTCAGCCGATACTGTTGCACCAGCAGAGAACCCAAGCATATCTCTAACACCTTTTTCTCTAAATATATCTGCTGCCGCTATACCACCAGCAAATGATCTTTGTATTTGATTTGCAGCAGTGACAAAATCAAGTCCTGTCACAGCGGCTACATTACCAGTAATTTCTAATATTTTTGCTAAATGGTCTGCGTTATCTGAAACAACTGCAAGATTACCCGCACCAGCTTGAATTTCGTCTAATGAGAAAGGAACTTTAGCCGCAAACTTAGCCATGTTGTCAAAGGCTTTTGAACCCTCCTCAACACTACCAAATAAAAACTTTAACCTGACTTGTAGTGATTCGACTGACTGACCTACATTAACTAAATTTTTTATTACAAGACCAGCACCTAAACCAATAAAAGCATTTTTTAAATTAAATACAGATCGTTTAAGACCATCAAGATTCCCTTTAATACTATTAAGGGCTTGTTTGGATTTATCCTTAGCAACTATATCTATATTTACTTTTTTTGTAGCCATTATCTTAATTTGTTTTTATATTTATTTTGTTCCCGTTCAATCTCTAATCTTTGTTCTTCAAAATATGCTAACCACATATTAAACTCAAAGACACTCATTTGCAATATTTCAGGGATTGTTTTATGTAATCTCTCAGCGAGAGCCATTACATTATAGACTTCAGGATTTTTTAGTTTTTTTTAACGTCATCAAAGTTCGTTCCTAAAATTTGGTTCGAAACTCTGGCAATAACATCTGTATCTGCTTTTGTTTTAAAACTAAGTATGTGAGTAGCATCAAACATTTTGTTATGATCTTTGTCTAACGCTTTTTCAATTATGACATCAATAAGAATATTTAGGTCGTTGTTATTTGCACCTTTAAATAATTTGGATTTCTCCATCATATTAAAAGGTTTGGCGTAAATAGCTTTATCGCCTACAAGTCCCCACTCAGGAACTTCTATTACTCTTATTTCAGTTTCTTCAAAATGACTTCGTATTCCGTCAAAATAATCGGGTTTTTTATCGTCAGCCATAAATTAAATTATACTGTACCGATAGTTAGACCGCCATTACCTTGTAAAGATACTGTTCTTGTAGTCACTCCATCTAAAGTCACACCTACACTCATTCCAGTCACGATTGCAGTCCCAGACAATTTTTGTTCGCCTGAACCTGAACCCTCTGGCATGAACTCTACACTAACACTAGCACCTTGTGTTAGGTTGCCTTGTGCTGTGTCGTCATCGTCAAAATTCATATCAATTGACGCTGTGTAAGTGCCTCTTCCAACAACATAAGATTTCATTGATGAACCTAATGCTGTGTCCTCTACGATGTCGTGTGTTGTATCAACAGTGAATCCAGTTGCTTGGCCGATATTTGTACCGCCAATATGAACAACTGCGTCCTTACCATGATGAGTAGCCATAATTTATTACTCCTTTTCTTTCTTTAATTCTTTTATAACTTTTTGCGTTTCTTTTTCAACTGATATTTTTTTATTTTTACCCTCAACAGTAAAACCTCGTTTCTCATAATACTCTTGAAAGTCAGGCGAGATTTTTATTTTGGTTTCTCCTTTAACCATTACTATATCCATAGCCATTATGCAGTCCCCCTTGTAAATTCATACATTACACGCACAGTTATTCTGACTCCACCATAAGGATAAATCGTACCCTCGTCTGACGATGCCTCAATAATTTGTGTATCCAACGCATTTCCATTTCTTGTTATATCATTATCAAGAGTTTCTTCAACTACTTCAATAATTTGGTTTCTTACTGTATCAATATTTGTGTCTGTACCTTTGCCAAATGCTACTATTAGAAAATCTATTGTTCCTGTATATTTACCTGATCCTGTTGCACCCATAGCAGATGGTTCTCTCGATTCGTCTCCAGCTTGAATAAATGCTGCTGGGAATTGTGCATCAGCTAATTCTTCAACTTCAAATGGTTCTCTTGTTAATTTTTTAAACTCAATAGGGCTAGTTACAGCATCAAGTTTAGTAATTATGTCGTTTGCAATATTTTCTCTTTTACTCATATTCCTAACTGCCTAAAATATACCTTGCTAAACTCCTCTTTTATTTTATCTTCCTCTTTTCTACCAATAGCAAAAAAAGGTCTTTTTACTTTTTTCTTACCAACTCCAAATGTGTCGTGAAAACTAGCTATTTTTTCTCTTTCTTTGTTAGCAAACAACAATGTATTTTTAAAACCACGTTGTCTAAAATCCAAACTACGAAACATTTTACCAGTGTCGGTTAAATCTACAAATCCCGTTTGCCTACCTCTTTTATCTCTGTTTTTTTTTGTTGATTTTGCATAAGCAATCATTTTACCACCATCAGGCAATTTACCTGATTGAGTTCTTTTTGTTATCATTAGAACAGCCATATTTGAAACATTGTTTAAAGCTGTAGTTATAGATTTTCTTTGTTTTCTGGTGATTCGTTTTATAAAATTATTCACTTCAATAGTATTAAATTTTACCTTTACATCGGCAACCATTATCTAACTAATCTTAATGAATGTAGAGGCTCTTTTTCACTATCAGATACAGTACCCCCGCCGTCCTCATCGTATTCTACCCCGTCCCTCAATATAGCTTGGAACTCTTCATCGTATCTGTCCCTGTAAAAATCTATTTGTACTTGGAAAGTATCTTTGCCCTCGCCAGTGTCTGGGTCTCTCCATTTAGTAAGTTGGGGATAAATATATTTCCACAGTGCAATATAAACAACTGATAACTCCCATTGTGATTTTGTAAGTTTACTGTTTTCCATTTCAACAGATGTAACTTTTGTAATATCTTTGTATCTAACTTGGTGTCTGTATCTTTCCCACCATTCTTCTCGGATACGTCTTAATACATCGTTTTCAGCAAATTGTATTTGATCGACAAAAGTAGTGATTCCAAACTCTAAAATGTCTGGTTGTATCTTTTGCAAATGTGTATTTTGCACATTAAATACTGCCGATGACATTATTTTTTAGTTTTCTTTTTTTTTGCAACTTTCTTAACTGATTTAGATACTTCTTTACCAGGTTTAGAAACTGGCTTGGCAACTTTTTTGTCATCATGTAGTTTCCACCCTCTTCTTGTCAAAGCATCTATATTGTTTTGGTAATCGTCTTTAAGTCTTTCGATTACTTTCCCACTATCATTAATAAGTTTTACAGTTTCTATAGTCATAATTTTTTATATCAAAATAGGGGTGGGTTTACCACCCCTAGTTATAAGTTTTAGTTGATTACTGATTCGTTTAGCATTTCAATGCCGTATGAGTCGTGTAATTCACCTACGCCATATACAGCAGTTGCCACAATTTCATCAGCTCTTAACGCTTTTTGTTACCATTAAAGTTTTTAAACTTTAATTTCTATCTATTACTAGATAGTTCGGACTATATCATCTACGCCTAAGCGTAGTTCGGCACTCGTGTTCCTATTATTGTTTCCTCAAGGATTAGTCTCTGAACCTTTTTCAACCCTGATTGGAAAAATCCAACTACGTTTGAAACTTGGCTTCTGATTGCCCTTGTTAAAGGGTGTCCCAGAAATTCACCGAATTTTATAGATACGCCATTAAGATTTAACGCATCTCTTTGACTCTCAATCTTTAGGTCTTGCATCATCGCTAGTCCTAAAGCGTCTTGTGAGAAAATTCCACCTTTACAGTTATCTGTATCAGTAGTGCCATCAACATTTGAAGATTCAAATATTTGAACACCAGCAATAGTACCTATAAAGCCTGTTCTCATAGCCTCGTTCTGTAAGTCTCCAGCATTAGGATTTACGAAAGTATTTGTTAAAGATTTTTTAACATTGTAAATCACTTTAGGGTTGAACACTCCATAGTAAGGCATCGGAACATTTGCTTGTCTAAGTGTTGCCACTGCTTTGAAAATATTATCTATAGTCAATTCAGTACCAGCACCTCCGATACTTGTTGAGAAACCATCAAACAATGCAATCAAATCTGTGTCGATTTTTTTAGCTATTGCCTCACCAAATAATCTACCAATATCTGCTGCAACATTTCTTGATGCAGAATTTCTGGCTAAATCCGTTAGCGTGGTCATGATTCCTTTTTCACTAGCTGTTATAGTTACACTCGATGGATTCACCGCAGTGTTCGAAAGGTCAGTTGCTTCATTCACGTTTGCCGCTGATACTGTAGAATAAATCGGTACTTCTACTGATTTACCACCGCCAGCGATAGTGTAGTTTCTGACAAGACCTCTCATAATGCTTTGCTCTTGTGCTACAAACAAAGCTTCTGCAACGATCTCGGTATATAGTTCCGATATCGTGCTACTTGTCGTTTCATCGGCCATTTTTTACTCCTTTAATGGTTATGTTTTATTTTGAATAACAGTTGGTTTAGAATTTCGATCTTGCCTATATTTAGCATATCTTTCTCTATCTTCCTTATTATTCATGTTTAAATCACTCAGATTGAAAGGTTTACTGAGTTCTGACCTATCCACATTTGACACTGAGCCGCTACCACTTGGTGTTGCAGCAACAAAGTGAGGGTTTGTGTTCAAAAACTCTTCAACTAACTCGTCAGTAGTAAAAAGTTCACCCTTACTGTTATATCTAGCTATACCATTTTTATCAAGAATTTCAACATTACCTGATTCGTTTATTTTAATATTTTTATTTAACAACTCTACAACTTGATCTGGGTTAATAGCTTTGTTTCTTGATGCTGATGATAGTAAGGCTTTATTAACTTTGATGTCTCTAAGTTCATTTTCTAATGTATTTATTTTTTTTGCAGACTCATCAGATTTTTCTTTAAGGATTTTTTCAAACTCACCTTTTTGAATTTTAGTTTTTTCCTCTGCCTCTTTTTGTAACTTGACAGCATTAATAGCTGTATCTAAATCCTCAACACCTAATTTATTATACATTGATGCTCTGTCTTTAGCTAATCGTGATTTTACGATTTCGTTTACTTGTTCCTCAGAAAATTTATTTACTGGGGTCTCTTTTGTTTCTTGTTTGGGTTGCTCTGTTTCTTGTGAAACAGCTTGCTCAGTAGTTTGTTCTACTTTTGGTTGTTCGTCAGCCATTTATATCTCCTTATATGTTCCAATCAGGATTTGTTGGAATCCAAGTATGGCGGCAACGATATCCCCCTCTAACTATAAAAGGGTCTCCAGAACTTTTGCCTTTCCAAGAGTCAGAGTTCCATCTATCCCGAATTTGTTTTTCGGTTAATGTTCTTCCTACCATATTTACACAAAATGGTCTACTGTCTCTTACTAAAGTACCAGTGTAGGTAAAATGTTTTAAACCACTCTCTTTTGCTTTTTTAACTGTAAATTGTCCATGAAACTGCATAACTGAATCGTGTGCTATCTGTCCTGCATATTTTCTAAGATTTTCACCAGCTCTATCAGCTCCATACTGTGTTTGTAGTTTTGTAACTGCATTTTGAACAGCAGTCTTTTGAGACTCAATAAATTTGTTTTCATTAATAAAATCAACTAACTCGTTAATTTCTGCTTGATTTGATTGTTGATACACTCCGTTAATATGTGATCTTATGTTTCTTTCAACCTCTGAAAAAGGTCTACCAACTATTGCACTTTGGTAAACCTCGTCATTGATTACTTTTAAAAATCTTTCTGCTATATCCTCAAAACCACTAAATGACTGGTATTTTAAAGCTGTAACAGTTTGTAAATCTATTTCTGTTAAGTTTTTAAATTTTGCGGGAATAGGCATTTTGCCAAATGTATCTAAAACCTCTTTTGCTATTTTATTGTAATCTTCATTAATAATTAAATCTGCCTCCTCAAGAAATACATTTTCTATAATTGATCTAAGTTGGGGTTGTAATTCTATGGCAAGTTTTGTTGTCAGTGTTGTGCCAGCAACAGTAGTCTTTCTTACTGAATCAACAATATCGTTCTCTAAAGTATAAAGAACATTTATTAGTCTTTCTTCGTGCTGATCTGCAAGTTTGTCTAATATTTTTGACATTAATTAAAGAGGGAAATTTTTTTTCCATGCTCTTATTGACCAAAATGCAGGCGATAGAGATTTTTGACCTTTTACTTGTCTCAATACTCCACCCATTCTAGCTAAAAATGATCTTTGACGAGCTGGTATATTTTTTTTAATTGACATATTTGGGTCTCCGAATCTAACCTTTTTTACATTTTTAGTTTTTTTATCTCTTACATAAACAGCAAACTTTTTACTCTGACCAGGTGTTCTAAAAGGTTTGTTTAGTTTTACTGTACGTCCTTGATATTTTGCCATTATCTTTTTCTTTTTTTCTTTGCTTTTCTTGCTACTGACAAGGCTATCGCTGTCGCTTGTTTTCTAGATTTGCCAGATCGCATTTCTGTTCTTATATTTTTGTTGATTGTTTTTCTACTATAACCCTTAATTAAAGGCATTATTTTTTTCTTCTTTTTTTTCTCAAATCTAAATCATGTTTTCTTGAACCCCTTAAAAAGGAATTCACACGTCCCATACTCCACGCAGCCATCGGAACTCTTCGACTACCAGCTGACAGAAAAGCACCTTGTCCTCTACGATAGACCTTAACTAATGTTGCATAAGTATATCTTTTAGATGCTTTTGCTTTTCTTCTCAGAGTCGCTTTAGTTGCAGCAGAAAGTGGTTTTCTAAATTTACTAGCCATTATGATTTAGTCCTACTTCTTAATAAACCTCTAGGTATAAAACCACCTGATTTATAAATTGATGAAACTCTTTTTATCAGACTTGCTCGTCTTGTTCTTTTACTACCTTTGAGACCTGATAAATATTTTTTTGGTAATCCTGAGTCCTTATCTTTTGGTACTCTTCTAAGTCGTTTCTTCTTCTTCTTCGCCATTTGGAGTTTGACCCTCAATTTCAGTTGTTGTGAATTGTCCTCTAACAGTTCTGGTATTATCAATTTCATCATTAATAGTTTTGATCATTTCATTATCGTCTATTACTGCTTCAGCTATTTGTTTATCTAATTCTTTATTAAATGTCTCTGATTTTATTCCACTGGCTTTTGCCATTTGTAAGAACTGAAGATCATTAGCCCAATCCCTCACATCAAATGTATCAGGATAATCTACTGAACCGTCCCATTGTTGATCTTGCCATTTAGCATACAAGTCCCAGATTTGTTCTTCGGCATTTTCTAAATAATCTGCTTTCTCACTAAGTTTTGCATTTAAAAGCTGAAATTCAGTCTGAAGAGCAATTCCACTAGATATTTGGTTTCCTGAAGTTCCTCTTACTGAACCCATGTGCGTTATTCTATCAATAGCGTCAATTTTGTTTTGAATACATTTCATAATACCATCTAAGTTTTGTCCACTAGGTTGAATAATGTAAGGTTTCAAATCAGCTTGCATATCTTCTGGTATTTCTATGATTGAACCTGCGCCAGCACTAGCCTCAACATTTGGAGTTTTAACAAGACTTGGGTGGTTTGCTAATCTGATTAATTGTTCTTTTTCAGAGTAATCGTTGTAGATAGACTGTTGTAAAAAAGCAACATCAGCTAGATCACTAATACCTATTGGTCTTTTAGCGCCTTTTAGATTGTAAACATTAATACAAGGAATAACTCCGATAGCATTTGGAATTTGGTCAACTATTTTAACATCGCCCTCTGCATATTCTTTTTCATAATCCTCTATTTCGTAAGTAACAATTTCTTCTTCAGTAAACATTTTTACGATTGCTCTATCGTTGTTTATATCTTCAACAACCATCAACATATCTAAATAAAATCTACCACTTGGAGCTCTTTTATAATTCCAATTAACAATGTTTTCTGGCGTGTAGATTGACATATAAGGTCTTATATCTTGCTGCAACTCTTCAGCTCTAGTTCTTAAATTTGATTGTGGTTTATCAATAACAACCCAACAGTTCCCATAGATGCTGGCATTCATTTGCACTTCTCTCATCATTGTGTTGAATGATCTTCCGTCTAAATCTGCATCATTTAAAAATGCTTCTAGCTGTTGGTCTCCATCTAAAGAACCATAATCTCTAGTCGGTGGTACTCTCCATAAAAAACTTGTGTAGATTTGGACAACATTTTTGCAGTGATTGTCAACTGGCGTATGTCTAATTCTTTGGTCGTATTCCTCTGGAGTTTCTAAAATATATCTATGTAAGTAATAACCATTTTTATAATCATTTCCCCCTAAATAACTGCGAATATAAAACTCCCAATTTTGAATATTTGCGTGCCACAAGGGATGCTTACTTGTTAAAAATTTTCTGTCCATCAACTCCACCTTTGAAGAGGGTTAGGTTTAAAATCCCGTCTTACTGGAAAATTATACTCAACCATGTAACCTAACGCATCATTAAAATGGTCAAAACCAGAGTCTTTGTCAGGTACACTTGTTCCCTCTTTGTATATCTGTCTTTCTATCGACTTAATAACATTTTTGCAAGATTTTAAAACATATAAACTATTTATACCTTTCGCATTTTTGAATTTTGAATTTACTGAATTTATTCTATCTCTAATAAATGGTGCTTTGTTTCTTACTCTTACATCGAAGCCTGCGTTTTTTAGTAATGCTAAATCAGTCATACCACCAGCTGATGTTTTTCTAGCTTTAGAACTGGGATCAGGATAAGAAATAATTTTTTTGTTTGGATATCTATTTTTAATCTCGTCTATCATTTCATTTGTATTTGATGACCAAATTTGAATCTCGTCAATAACGTATATCTTATCATTTTCTATTATAGAAACAACTGCTGCCATAGGCGAAATATTAAAATCCTGTCCTATGTGTACTGTACTATAACTGTGTTTGTAACTGTCAATAATATTTTTATTTCTATCAAAATTATAATAAATAATTCCAGCATAATTTACAAAGGTTGCTAAATACTCTTGTTGGAAAGTTCTTTCATCTAAATCATTTTTTGCTTGTTCTATTTCTGACTCTGAAACCTGACCACCCTCTAGTGTAGTATATTTAAAACTTTGCCACTCTGGGTCTCGTTTACTGTAAAGATCATAGGCGAAATTGAACCCTTTTGGACTTGAACAGAATAAAGCATGGCCTAATGTATCTGATAAGGTAGGTCTAAGAACCTCGTACCAAGCCTGAGGTTTTATGTCAGCGAATTCATCGAGAACAATAAAGTTAAGTCCCACGCCTCTTAAGCTTTGATCGTTGTCTGCTCCTTTAAGACTAATCAATGTGTTGTTTTTCAGCAACAGTGATAAATCAGACTCATTTATTCTTTTGACCCATCTATGTCTAAGCATCATTTCTTTGAGCATATCCCAGCAAATAGTTTTACTTTGTCTATAACTAGGGGACACATACCAAACCCTTTGATTTGGAAATCTAGCAAACTTGGCCATTTCTTGTATAGCTAAAAATGTTTTACCAAACCTACGACCAGATATAAGAACTCTGAACCTTTTATTACAATTTATTACAGCCCGTTGAGGGTCAGTAAGTGGCATTAAATCTGATCTCCCCAACTGTGCCAGTCTTTTACTTTTTGTCTAGCAAACAGTTCTACTCTTGGTAAATCTCCACATAACTCAACAATATGATCTCTTATGATATCTGGTTTCTTACTATGCTCTTCTCTTTTACTAATTACTAATTGTTTTACAGATTTAGATATTCTTTTTGGTTTACCTTTGGTCGCTAATAAACACTGTTCAGGATTACATCTTGTCCAATATCCCATGCCAGTGAAATAACCATCAGATTTTGTGTTTTGTTTTACCCATGTAAAAGCCACTGTCTTAAACGTGAACCCCCATTCTTCAATGACCCTAAAAGCCTCTGGCAACATCGAATCAATAGCCCAAAGAAATAGAGTACAATTATCGTCAGAAATATCAGAAATAGGTAAGTTACAAATATCGTTAATACTAAGGGTATTATAATGCCTGATAGCAGATCGTTGCTGCCCTTTTTCTGAATACGTTTTAAATGACCAAGCTGGGTCTGCATATATTATTTGTGCCTTTACATTTGGAAATGGTATCACTCAACTGACCACGCCAAAGGTTCGTCATCTTCAGTAATAGTATTCTCAGATTGACCTAATACTTGCTTTCCTAACCATATCTGCATGACAACATTTCCCTTAGTTGCTGATTTCCATTGTAGCTGTCTCAATCTCATTTTCATTTCAGCTCTACCTTTTGTCAGAAAATCCGAATAACTCTTCTCAATAAGGTCTGCGCTGCAACCAAAGAAATCAGCTATCTCTTTATTAGTACACCCTAATTTTGCTAATTTTTTGACTTGTTCATTGTCAATATTGTATTTTTTTGGTCTTGCCATAATCCTCTTACCCTATGAGTTAGGTAAGTTTTGTTTATCAAATAAAATATAATTTTGCAAAATATTTTAACCCCATTGATCTGCCATAGCTTCAGCAATTCCATAATAAAATTTACTTCTTTCTTTTCCTTTATTGCTTCCTAACCACCAAATTCTATTAGCTTCTTTATCTGGTAATTTTTTTGTTTCTTCTAAAACATTATTTGTTTCAATAAGTTTTGGTAAATTTTTGAGCCATAAACAAGTTCTTTTATATTCCTTATGACCGAACTGATAAGGAAAAATCATTTGATCAGATTTTCTAATATATGATGAAATAACTGATACAGGATTTTCTATACAAATTTTTTCAATAGGTGCTTTCATAAGTTCTTTGACAAATTGAATCGCTTGATCTCTTAAATACATTGGTTTTTTCCCCTCTGTAAACCATCTAGCCCCACTTACTGACAAATGAGTGCATGGTGGGTGAGCAATCATTAAATCCCAATCTTTATGTAAATGATTTAAAACATCATCTTTTATGTGATTTCCAGGACTTTCAGTATCTAAAATATCACATGAATAAGCATCATGCCCTTTTTTAGTAAAGGCATCTCTAACTATTCCTGAATATTCACAAGCAACTAAAACTTTCATTTATTTATATAATTTAATATGTGACTTATAACATCAACAGTCCACCCGTCCCCTAGTAAATCACCAGCTTTTTTTACATCTAAAATACTTGTATAATTTTCTGGTACTGTTTGTAATCTTTCCATTTCTTTTTGATTAAATGGTCTAATACTTTCCATAGATAAATCTTCTTTTTCAAACACTATAGTTATCATGCCAGTTGTTTTGTATCTATTCAGTAGATATTCTTTATTTCTATTACCTTGACCAGTATTAGTTAGTAAACATCTTGATTTTGGTTTATCTGTATATCCACTTGTTAAAATATCTTGAAGAAATAAATTTTTATCTTTGGGTTGTGGAATGTCACAATATCTAAAACCAAATAAATCTCTATATTCCCTACCAATATTTGTCCAATAAAGACGATCTCTATATTGAGCTGAAACAGT